ATGAAAACGTTAATTATCACAATATGTGCGGGCAGGGATAGTTTCGGAGCTTACTCCAGCAATTGTGATGGTATCTTTGGAGTGGGCGATACCATAAAGGAGTGCAAAGCTAACATATTAGAAGCAATTCGCCTTATCAAAGAAACTCTTCCACCAGAAAGAAAGAGCTCAAAAAGTAAAACAAAAAACGCGGCGTCCACTTTTCTTCAAAGCTTCTGCCGCGTTTTGTCGGAAAGAGGCGACGTGCGACTTTTTGGGCGATTTATTTTAGGTTAATACTTTTCTATTCTGTGAAAGGAAAACACATCTCTCGTTTTTCTCCTAAACGGAGAAGACGATCTTTTAGTATTTGAAAAGTGAGGAAAGAGGACTTTTCAGACATTAGAAGGAGTTTTGTTATATGTATGTGAGGATGAGGGCGTTTGGGGTCTTATTTTTAGTAACTAAAGGTGTTTTTTTGCGATGTTTTTTGCTTGGATGATGGAGTAGAAAAGGTCTTTTGAGGGAGGGTTTTGAGGATGTATGTTTGCTGTTGTTGAAAAATTAACCGAAAACTAAAATAGAAAAATGATGTTGACTACTATGACTTCGGCGTTTCGCTTGAATAGGTTGTTGATTGATCGATTGATTGAGGTGTGGGAGCGGGATGAGCTGCCTATCGATTTGCGATTGGAAAGGCCGAGAAGCGGGCGTGTGCTGGTGTGGGCTGTTTATGAGCAGCAGTACCGGTGTTGTTTTGAGATGTTGTTGAAAGAAGTTTATAACAATAAAAATAAAAGGAGGAATGTATGATTCCACAAAGTACGATTGAAACGATTTTAGAGAGGACTGACATTGTTGGTCTGGTTGAGAGTTATGGGCTGGAGCTGAAGAGGGCTGGCCGTGACTGGGTGTGTTGCTGTCCTTTTCATAATGAGCGGACGCCGAGCTTTCATGTTTCGGAGGTTCGGCAGTCGTGGCATTGCTTTGGTGCGTGCCAGGAGGGCGGCAATGCGATTTCGTTTGTGATGAAGCAGGAGGGTTTGAGTTTTCCGGAGGCTTGCAGGCGGCTGGCTCAGAGGGCTGGTGTGATGCTTGAGGAGGAGATGGAGGAGCCTGAGGCGCAGCAGGAGCGCAGGAAGCGGGAGGCGCTGTGGGCGTTGAACCGGAGGGTGGCGGACTTTTATGTTTCGCTGCTGGAGGGTGAGCCTGGTGCGCGGAGCTTGGCGGTGGCTCGCTGGGGTGCGGAGGCTGTGAGAGATGCGCTTGTGGGTGTAGCTCCTGATGCTTGGGATACGCTGGTGAGCTGGGCTCGGCGGCGCGGTGAGAACTTTGGTTTTTTGCAGGAGTTGGGTTTGATTCGTGTGAGCGAGAAGACGGGGAACTATTATGATGCTTTCCGGAATCGCTTGGTGCTGCCGATTCGTGATAGGTTGGGGAATGTGACTGGCTTCACTTGCAGGACGCTGGGGGATGATAAGGATACGGCAAAGTATGTGAATTCTCCGGAGTCGTTGGTGTATAGGAAGCGGGAGTCGGTGTATGGTTTGGATGTAGCGTGGAAGACGGCTTGGAAGGAGCAGGTGGTGTATGCTGTGGAAGGTGCGGCGGATGCGCTGAAGATGCAGAGTGTGGGGCTCTTTAATGCTGTGGCGCCGCTGGGCGGTGTGTGGACGCGGGAGCAGCTGCGCTTGTTGCAGAAGGTGACGAAGAACCTTTGTTTTATCCCTGACCAGGATGTGCCGAAGCGTGGCGAGGACTGGGGCGCGGGGATTACTTATGTGATGAAGAATGGTTTGGAGGCTATTCGGCAGGGGATGACGGTGAGCGTGCGTGAGTTGCCATTTGGGGCTAATGGGACGAAACAGGATCCGGGTGATTTCTTTACGTCGCGGGAGCGCATGGCGGAGCTTGAGGAGCGGGACTTTGTGCTCTGGATGGCTGAGAAGCGTTTTGATGCTGCCGATAATTTGCAGAAGCAGAAGGAGGCGGTGCAGGAAGTGGCCGAAGTGGTGAGTTTTATCAAGGACGATCTGACGGTAAAAATGCTTTTGCCGGAACTCAACAAGATTCATAAGGCCAGTGTCAAGATTTGGCAGATGGCAGTGGAGGGGAAACGCAACCTGCGCAACCTTCAGCGCAAGCAGGAGGACGGCACGCGCGATTTGGCGCAATACGATATTTACACGAACCGCGAGGGGTATTACAGCCGCACGGAGAAGGGGGACTATCAGTGGAGCAATTTCACGATGCAGCCGCTTTTCCATGTGATGGACGACGACAGTCCGCGCCGCATTTATAAGGTGAAGAATATGTTTGGGCAGGAGCAGGTTGTGGAGATGACGATTGAGGAAATGGTGTCGTTGCAGAAGTTTCGACAGAAGCTGGAGAGCTGCGGCAACTTTGTTTGGAAGGCGAAGGACCCGGAACTGATACGCCTAAAATCTTATCTTTACGACAACACGCGCTCTGCTCGCCGCGTGCGGCAAATGGGCTGGAGCGATAATGGTTTCTATGCCTTTGGCAACGGCCTTTGGACGGATGGCGAGTTCTACGAGGCCGACAAAGAGGGCTTCGTGGATTTGGGGCAGGCTGCCGGCACCTGGTATATTCCCGCGGCGTCGAAGAAATTGCAGAACGGCTCGGCCTACGAAAGGGAGCGCCGCTTTGTGCACACTCAGACGCAGACGATGCCGATGAAGGAGTATTTGCAAAAGTTTGTGGAGGTGTATGGCGACAACGGCAAAGTGGGGCTGGCTTATTGGCTCGCGTCGTGTTTCCGCGACGTGGTGAAACGCCTCACAGATAAGTTCCCCATCCTCGACCTCTTCGGCCAGAAAGGTTCGGGTAAGACCTATTTCGGACAAGCGTTGACCACGTTTTTCATCATGGAGAACAAGATGCTCGACCTAAACATTTCCACCGTGGCCGCTCTGTCGGAAGAAATCGGCTACTCGTGCAACGCGTTGGTCCATTTGGACGAGTACAAAAATTCGCTACATCCTAACAAAATCGCCTTACTCAAGAATCTCTACGACGGGACGGGACGCTCGAAGATGAGCGGTGCGAACTTCACGGAGAAGACCGAAACGCCCGTCCGCTCTGGCGTGATCATCTCTGGGCAGGAAATGCCCACGGCCGACATCGCCCTCTTCCAACGTTGCATTTTCCTCTCCTTTCAAAAAGGCGTGTTCTCGCCCGAAGAGATGCGCCGCTTTGCCGAACTCCAGGAGATACAGAAGATGGGCTTGACGGGAATGACCCTCGAGGTCCTCAAACACCGCCGCATTGTGGAGACTTCCTACAAAGAGGCCTACGACAAGACGCTGCGCGACATCAACGCCCGCACCTCGGGCACGCGAGTGGAAACCCGCATCAAAGAAACCTGGGGACGCCTATTGGCCATGGTGCGCGTACTCGACGGCCGTTTACCGCTCCCCTTCACCTACGAAGAGATGGAGAATATATGCCTCGCGGGTCTTATCAATCAAAACACGCTCTCGGGCACGGGCAACGAGATGGCACAGTTCTGGCGCGCCGTCGAGTTCCTGCGCGAAGACAGCCAAATCTTCTACGGTGGCGACTATTATCTACGCCTGAAGAAAGAGTTCCGCGGAGATGACATCTACAAGGTCTATGCAAAACCTCACCGCTTGCTCTACATCTCCACCAACCGCATTTTCACGCTCTACCGCAAAGCAGCGCTCAGCGTGGGCCACACGCCCTTACCGGAAGACTCGCTCATCGAATATCTCAAGAACGAGCCTTATTTCCTTTCGCGCTCCTATGTGACACGCATGAAAGTGTTCAACAAGGCGGGCTATCCGGAACAAATCGTGGAGAACGGCCACAGTCGCGACAAATACCGTCGCACGCGCTGCTGGATCTTCGATTATGATGAGCTGGAGAAACTCTATCATATCAACCTCGAGGGGGACGATACCCCCGAAGCTATCCCAGAGGAGGACGATTCACCTATTCAAAACCAAAAACTTCCGTTATGAATATATTAAAGAAAATGCAAGAGTTTGCGGCCAATGGTGTACGAGTATTCGGCAAGGCTGCCAAGGGGCAATACCATTCTGAATCGGAAGCAGTAAAAGAGATAAAGAAAGAAATCATGTCAGGCTCATCCAGTCGCCGTGACGACACTGCTAACCGATTGAGAGACCGACGCAACATAAACGTTGATATTCGAAGATGCCTGAATAATTATCTCCACACTCGTTCAAGCAGGGAAGGAAATCTCAAATAAATAACACAAAGGCAAGCCCAACAGTCTGATTTTTTATGCGCTGAAAAAAAACACTACAACTATTTGTATGTTCTAAAATCTTTCTGTATGTTTGCGATATAGAAACAATTAAAGGATGTTGGTTATGTCTGGAATAGATCTTGGAATTAGAATATTTTTCGGAGTATTGATGCTCATCATCTTTTTATTTCATCTATATTGGCTCATTTATGCTTGGCATCATCTCGATGCAGAAGATGTAGAAAGAATGATGAGAGATATAGAAGAATACAATACTAAAAGAAGAGCCGAGAAAGCAAAAGAAGCTAAGATTATAAATAAAATGTTAGGACTAAAATAATAGTCTTTTCAACCCCTTAAGAAAAGGTGTTACTTTGCTAAAAACAGAGTAACACCTTTTTTTATTATGAATAGCGAAGCAGTAAAAGAAATAGTTCTCAAGGTCAATGGTGATTACGCCGAAAGAGAACTAAAGAAAATCCAGCAAGACATTGTAAAAGCACGAAAAGAGAAAGAAGCATTTTTGAAAAATGCGCCAGATGCTTCCTCGTGGACGAAAGAACAAGAAAAACAGTGGAGAGAACTCAACTCCACCATCGGAAAAGGAGAACGCCAGCTCAAGAAATGGGGCAACAGCGCCGATCAAATTAAAAGAGTGCTCGACAATCTTAGCGGGTCGAGCATGAAAGAGCTCAAGGGCAACCTGAAAAGCCTGGAAAGGATGATGGAATCAGGAGCTGTTCAAAGAAAAACTAAAGACTGGGAGAATCTTGTAGAAGCCATCAAATCGACAAAAAGCGAAATTCAGAAAATAGAAAAAGAGGGGAAAATAGAGGAAAAAACTAACTCTATTGTAAAACTCGGAGCGCTCACCACCATCATCAGAGGCATAGGCGACGCAGCGGCGGGGGCCTACTCCCGCGCTATGCAATTCGTGGATGCCTTTGCGCGGATGGACGAGGCGGAAGTACAAGTCATCAAATACACGGGCCTTGCACGCAGCGAAGTGGAAAGCCTGAACGAGAGCTTCAAGAAGATGGAAACGCGCACACCGCGCGAACAGCTCAACGCGCTGGCAGCCGATGCGGGACGCTTGGGCATACAGTCGAAGAAAGACGTGCTCGACTTCGTGGCCGCGGCCGACCAGCTCAACGTGGCACTGGGCGAAGACCTCGGCGCGGATGGTGTGAAAAACATCGGCAAGCTCGCCCAGCTCTTCGGCGATGACAAGAAAATGGGGCTCAAACAAGCCATGCTCTCCACAGGGTCGGTCATCAACGAACTGGCACAAAGCAGTTCCGCTGCCGAAGGCTATCTCATGGACTTTGCTGGGCGCGTGGCAGGCGTGAGTAATCAAGCTCACATGTCACAAGCCCAAATCATGGGCTTCGCCTCTGTGCTCGACCAGAGCATGGTGGGCGTGGAGCGCGGCGCAACGGCCTTTCAGAACGTGCTCACTGCCCTCTACAAGAAACCCGCTGAGATGGCGCGCGCCGCAGGTCTCGATGTGAAAGAGTTTGCCCGCACACTGCAAACCGATGGCAACGCTGCCTTCCTCCAATTCCTCGAAGGTCTCAACCGCACGGGCGGCATCGAGAAGCTCGCCCCCATTCTGGCCGACCTGAAACTCAGCGGCAGCGGGGTGACACAAACCATCGCCGCACTCACACAAAACATCGACAAGCTCTCCGCCACACAGAGCCAAGCCGCCAAAGCCTTTCAGGAAGGCACCAGTGTGACCAATGAGTTCAACCAACAAAACTCCTCCGCACAAGCAAAGCTCGAAATGTCGCGCAAGCGTGTCGAGGACTTACGCATCGAGTTGGGGCAAGCTCTCTGGCCTGCCATGACAAAAACCAACTCCGTCATCGCCACCGGAATTCAGGTGCTCTCTTCGCTCATCCGCTTCTTCAGTCAAAACTCCATAGCCCTCGCAATGCTCACCACGGCCGTCGTAGGCTATACGCTGGCCGTCAAAGCACAAACCCTGGCCGAACACGCGCGAAACGCGGCCATGACCATCGGAAAAGCCATTGGCGTAGGCTTTAATGTAGTTCTCAACCTTCTGCGCTTAGGCTACGGACTCATGACGGGGAACATCGTCATGGCCACCACTGCGCAAACGGCCCTCAACGCCGCCATGGCCGCCAACCCTATAGGCGCAGTGATTTCCGCCTTAGTGGCCCTCGTCACCATCATCGGGACAGCCGTCGCTGCCATGGGACTCTTCACCTCTTCCTCCGACAAAAGCACACGCGCACTAACAGCACAACAGCAGGCACAGCAGGACCTCCAGGACATCACCTCCAACGCTAACAAAAGCATCGGGGAGCAAGTTTCGAAGGTCAACACCCTCACGGCCGTCATCCACGACAATTCACGCTCGCTCAAAGATCGCAGAATAGCCGTCAAAGAACTCCAGAAAATCATTCCCTCCTACACCGCACAAATCAGCAATGAGGGACGCGTCATGCACGAGAATACAAACGCCGTCAAAAACTACATAAAAGAACTGCGCAATCTGGCCATCCTGCAAGGAGCAAAAGATAAGATGGCAGCACTGGGCGGCGAACTGCTCGACCTGACCGACAGCTCCAGCCGCCGCGAAAACGCCCTCCGCATCCGCCGTAACCGCATCTCCGCCCTAAAGAGGGAGATTCCCGAACTGAGTGCAGCCATCGACAAAATAGTGGCGGGAGGCACCGTCACGAGTCAGGATGTGAAGGCCTTTGTCGCGGCAAGAAATGCGGGTAAATACAAAGATATAGGTTGGGACACTTGGCTGAAACAGAAAAACGTGAGACAACTCGCAGCCGACATCAAAGAGGCAGAAGGTTGGGTGGAAGAGGCACACAATAAAGTCGCAAAACAAAATCAGCGCATCGATGCCATACAATCCTCCCTCAAGCGTCAAGGCCTTAACCCCGAAGACATCAACAAAGATTCCGCACCACCCACACCGAAAGAAGCCCCCCACGCCTCCACCACCCCAACCACCAACAGCAAGAAGGGAAAGAAGGGAAATAAGCATAAAACAACGACAAAGAAAGTCCTTACCCCCGACAATTCCGAAATCATCCTCGAGAGCCGCCAGGCCAAAGCCGAGCTACAGAAAGATTTTGCCGAAGGGCGCAAGGACATACAAGAGTACCGCGAAGAGATGCTCTCCATCGAGATTAACGCCACCGAGAAGCAGATGGCGCTCTTCGTCACCGCCGAGCAAAAGAAGATGGACAAATACAAAGCCTTAGGCGAAAAGCTCATCCAGCTCAAGCAGAAGCAAGCCGAAGAGCAACAAGCCTGGAGCCTGCGCGACCTCGAACGCCAGCAAAGCCAGGAAGAAGAGCTCCTCGAATCCCGCTACGCCCGCGGCCTCGTGAGCGAAGAGGCCTACAACCTACAGCGCAACGCCATCACACTGAAATATCTCAAAAAGCGCGCTGAGCTCCACCGTCAGGTGGGCAACACCGAAGAGTTTGAGAAAGCCCAGCAGCAATACCAAAAGGAAAGCGCGCGCCAAAAGCTCGAGCAGGTGAAACGCCTCCACGATGCCCTGAAGAAATACCGCGAAGAGTTTAGCCAAAAATCGCCCGAGGAGCAATACCAAAACGAGCTCCAACTCCTCACCGCGGCCAAGGCACAAGCCCTCAAAGAAGCCAACGGCCAACTCCAGGAGCAGCTCCACGTGGAAGAAGAGTTTGCCCGAATCTTCGAAGCCCTCCGCCGAAAATACTACGACAAAGGCGGCATCCGCGACCGCTCCACGCAGGAAATCCTCCAGCGCGCTGGCCACCAAGCCTCCCACGCTGGCTCCAGCGGCGACATGGCCGACGGCGTCACGAATCTTTTTAGTCAAATAGCCGCCTATCAAAACACGCAGCAACAACTCCGCGCACAGCTCGACGACGGACTCATCACCCGCCAGCAGTATGCCGACGCCGAGGCTGAAATAGAAAGGCAAAAATACGAGCGCATCGCCTCCTACGCCACAGCAGCCTATCAGAGCATCGGAGCCATGCTGCAAAGCGTCAGTCAGCTCATGCAAGTCAACTACGAAAACGAAGCTGCCAGCGTGGAAGAACGCTACAATCGCGAGATACAAGCCGCGGGGCAAAGCTCCGCACGCGGAAAAATCCTCGAAGAAAAGAAACAGCGCGAGCTCGCCCGCCTCAAAAACAAATACAACAAACGCGCCATGGCCATCGAAATCTCACAGGCCGTAGCCTCCACCGCCGTGGCCGCCATCAACGCCTACGCCTCCGCCTCAAAAGTAAGCTGGATTCTGGGCCCTATCGCTGCCGCCATGGCCGTGGCCGCTGGAGCCGTACAGATTGCCGCCATCACGCAGCAACACCGCAAACAATCCGCGGGCTACTTCGCTGGAGGTTTCACCGGTGGGCGCAACTATCGGCGCGAAGCCGGCGTGGTCCACGAAGGCGAATTTGTGGCCAACCACGAAGCCGTCAACAATCCCCACCTCTTGCCCATGTTCCAACTCTTGGACTACGCGCAACGCCACAACACCGTGGCCTCCCTCACCGCCGACGACGCCCGCCGCGTGATGCCCTCCACCGCTGGCAGCCAAGCCTCCGTCACCGTCATCGACACCGCGCAGCCCCGAACGGCCGAAGCCATCGAGCAGCTCAACCGCCACCTCGAAGCTCCCATACAAACCTACGTCACCATCGACGGCCCCGACGGCCTCGCGCGCCAATGGAAACACTACAAGCGACTCAATAGAGAATAAAACAGCCTAGTCAGCCTAGGCCTCCTAGGGCTCCTAGTTCTCCTAGCCCCCCAACACTGAAAAAACCATGCACCTCTACATTGAAAACAAACCCGCCATCATCAAAGCAGGCACCAACGTGAAGCTCATCCGCGAGAATTCCCTCCTCTCCTCCCAGTCCGACCGCACTTTCGACGTCACCCTCCCGCTCTACGCCCCCGAGAACCAACGCATCTTCGGGCCTCTCCAACGCCTCGAAATCTCCAAGCGCCCCCTCGTGGGCCGTCACTTTTCCTTCCGCCTCCTCTGTCCGCCCGAAGAGATGGCCGGCACGGCCGTCATCACCTCCATCACGGAAGAAGAAGTGAAGCTCCAGCTCCTCTCCGGCCGCTACGCCCTGGAAGCCGCCATGCTCGACGACAAAGGCCAGGACCGCTACATCGACGAGCTCCCCTTAGGCCGCGCCTGGGACTTTCTCTACAACTTCCAATACGGCCATGATGCTGCCTTCGACTCACAAGAAATCATCCGCAGCTACGCTTACGACAATCAAAACCTATGGCTGGAGCGCGCCTTCAGTCCCAGCGGCCGCTACAAAGAAAACCAAGGCTACCAAAACTTTGTGGCCTTCCCCATCTATGCCACCGGCGAGGGCGGAGGATGGGCCAATGAATTTGTCGTACAGGAAATCGTCGAAAACAAGCAATGGACCGTCCAACAATTCAACCTCCGCGCCACCGTCAAAAACAACCGCCTCCGCGCCGCCGATGATGTCTACGTTGCCCCGCAGCCCTATCTCTGCTACGTCATCGAGCGCGTGCTCATCGCTCTGGGCTTCTATTGCTCCCCCGCTCACGATGCCCTGCGCCAATGCTGGCTCAAAGACATCTTCATCGCCAACGCGCGCGCCACGCTCAAGCTCCACAAGATGCTCCCCCACTGGACCGTACGCGAATTTTTCGAACAATGCCGCCTATTCCTCGGCATCGACTTCTCCACGGCCTACGACCCACGCCAACAGCGCAACGTGGCCTACATCAACCTGCGACGCAACCGCATCAAGAAAATCAACCAAATCGACCAAACCAACATCCGCCCGCTCCACCACATCACCTCCGCCTTCTCCTACTCCCTCGAAGACAACCCAGAAAGCGAGGAAAAAGACATCACCCGCGCCAACGTGGCCTACGCCTTCCCCGACATCAGCCCCCTCTATGTCCTGCCCGACGAGGTTTGGGAAAATGCCAACATAGTGGAAGTGAATACCTACGAAGAAATGGAAGCCTACAAGGACGACCCCAACCTGAAGAGCAAGCTAAAGAGCACCCTCTTCTTCTACGAAGGACTCATCTACGCCTACCTGGAAGTGGCCGACAAGGAATGGGACTTCGCCGAAGTGGACAAAGCAGGAGCGCGCCGCACCTTCAATCACTTCATCCGCCCCAGCCGCCCCAACGGCCCCAACGACACCACCGAAATCATCCCCGAACGCAACATCAACATCTCCCTGAAAATCGTCCCCGCACAAATAGGCTACTTCGACATCGTCAGCGGCTCACAATATCTCACCGGCAATCGCGACACCAAAATCTGGACCAGCGCCAACACCTTCTACAACAAACAGAAACACTACATCCTCCACTTCCTCACCGCCGACACGCGCACGCCGCCTCCCGACGAAGGCTACTGCATCAGCGACACCCTCCTGCAAAAGGATAAAAACCCCGCCGCACAGAAGCGCGACATCATCGAAGTGGGCTACAACCCCGGGAAAAGCTTCCCCGCCATTGCCCTCGACGGAAAAGTGATGCCAGAAGAATATCCCCGCGTTGCCGGAGCCTACGGCCTCACCTGGTATCCCCTCGGCGAGGGGAACAAGCTCTCCGACTCACTGCGAGAAACCTATCCCTTCAGCCTCAAAGGCAACCATCCCCAAACCATCGCCACCGAAACCCTCAACCCTGGCTTCAGCATCTCCACCAAAGCCGAACTCGTCATCTCCTTCACCGATGAAGGACAGTTCTCCCCCGAAAACATCTATCTCATCCAAGGCCGCCGCTACCTCTGCCGACAACTCGAATTCACCTTCTCCACCGAAGGACTCAACCCCCTCAAAAAAGGATATTTCTATGAGATAGAATAAAAAAAAGCGGACCAGTCCTCCTAGGCCTCCTAGGCCTCCTAGTCCGACCAGTCCGACAACACCCAACACTGCAAAAAAAAAGAGTGCGCCACAAGCCCAGTGACGCACTCTTCGTTGTTCAAAAAAAAATGTTACGGCCTATATGGATGCGAGGCCGGGGCTTTTATCGAGTCGGCCGCGCGGCGGATGCGCTCCGACAAATCATTCAAAGCAGCATAGAGCTGTTCTGCCTCTTCAGACGTGAAACCACCCACACCGCCGTTGCCATCAATACCATACATTTTGTGCTGAAACCACGACATCGATTTATCAAAATAAGTCCTATTCAGCTCCCGCCACGACACGGCTAAATAAATGTCGCGCAACCGCTGCTTCATGTCCGTAATTTGCCCCTTGTTTTTGTTACAAATAATCTCCATAATCTTATTTTTTTAGAAAACACAAAGGTAATATCAATTTTGATAGTACATAAATTCATTACTATTTTTTTTGATACTAAAACACAAAAAAAGAAAGAGGACGCGAACCATCACGGTCAGCGCCCTCGAAGCTTTACAGATTAAAGATGTTGTTTATAATCTGAGGATGTATGATACTGCAAAGATACGCATTAACTCACAGAAACAAAACAGTTTGCCCGTCTTATTCTGCATTTCGCAAAACCCTTATTTTTACACATAAGGAGAAGCGAAAATTCCTATACTACAAAAAAAAATTCCTAGTATAGAAAAAAAAATTCCTAGTATAGAAATTTTATTTTGCAGTATAGAAATTTCAAATCTCCCCTAACCTTTTTTATTAACCTTTTAATCCTAAAAAACACACCATGCTTAAGTACAGAGTAGTATCCCGCAAAAATCCGATCGACAAATCGGTCAAGTTCTACGCACAGCAAACGCCCGTGGCTCCCGTCACTCTCGAGGACCTTTGCCAAGAAATCAGCCACAGCACCACCGCCACCGAAGGCGATGTTGCCCTGGTGCTGAAAGAAGCCGTGGTCCACATCATCAACCACCTGCTCAACGGCCGCTCCGTCCGTCTGGGCGATTTGGGCAGCTTCCGCACCACCATCTCCTCCAAAGGTGCAGTGGATGCCAAGCATTTCGAACCCTCCAACATCCGCGGCGTGCGCTGCCGCTGGACACGCTCCAGCCGCATCCGTCGAGCTTTCCAGCTCACCGACGGCCGCGTGAAAATCATGAAGGAATAAGCACCCACCCCTCTTTTCAAGCCTCCGCAAATTTTCTGCGGGGGCTTTTTTTATAGCCAAAACTCCCAATCTCCACCCCCAAAACGCTCGTAGAGCAGAAAAAAGAGAAAACTCTCGTTTGCTATCTAAGAGTTTACAAAACCTCAAAAATATGCTTCAAAAAAAAACACCTCTTCACACGCGCTATCTAATTTTGCCGTGTCAGCTGTGAACAGGTGTGAACACTTTTAGATAAAGTAAAGAGAATGAACTGTTTAGCTTGTTTTTTTTTTGACAAAATAGGTATATTATTACTGTGTACAGGTGTGAACACACTGTGAACATTTTAACATTTAGGTGTGTAGGGGTGTGAACACTTTTAGGGGGGTGTGAACACTTTATTTTTTCTAACTTATTGATTTCCAACGATGTCACACCTGTTCACACCTGACACGGCAAAAATAGCCTCGCGTGCGCGCGCGAGGAAAAAAAGGCAGAAAAAACTCCGATCAGTCCGACTGGTCCTCCTAGTCATCCTAGGCATCCTAGGCCTCCTAGTCATCCTAGGCCGAGAACCCCCAATACTGAAAAAAAATATATCTTTGCAGCAAGCTCTTAAAACACACACTCTTTCTCTTAACCTCATGGAACACATCCTTGTTTACGTCCCCTTTGAGAAATACCTCGGACAATGGCTTGTCAATCGCCTGGGCAGCCCCGTAGCCTTCCCCGCTCGTTCGAATGAGAATGCCATCTTGGCGCGCTACATCCAGCGGCCACCATCGAAAAACTATGTCCCCACGCTGCGCTCGGCAGGAATCCCCGTGCGCGTGCCCATCGTTCACGGCAAAAATCCCTACTCCCACACCCATTTGGCCCGACGAGGCGAAACGGCACTCATCGCAGCCGTGGAACTGCTCTTCCGCATGGACCTCTGGTATGGCCTCGCTCCCTTGCTCACCACGCGCGGCATCAACGCACACATAGACCGCTGGTGTGAGCAACACGGCATAGCCCTCGACTATCGAGAAGCCGTGCGCCAAAAATTCTACCGCATCCGAAAGGACTATTTAGCCTCCGAAATAATTTTAGGCAAAAAACATCGCAAAAAGATTGATTATAAAGCGGTTTTGTGAAAAGATGAAAAAAGTATACTTCAATCAGATGCAGCAGGAAGTTATCCGCACCGGCGCACGCGACAGTATCGTGGTGGCCGGACGCGGCACGGGGAAAGGTGTGCTCCATGCACAAACAAACCTGCGCAACTTCCAGCTCATGCCACGCAGCACCACCGCCTTCGTAGCTCCCAACGGCAAGCGCGCACTCACCAACACGCTGCCCTCCATGCTCATGCACTGGGAGGCCTGGGGCTACCGACGCGACATACATTGGTGCATCGGTCATCCACCACCCAAAGCGCTCAACTGGCCCAAACCGCTCATCACACCCGCCTGCTGGGACAATATCATTTCCTTCTACACCGGAGCCATCGGACAAATCATTTCGCAGGACCGCAAAGGCACGTCCAACTCCAAGAGCTTCGATTTCCTCGACATCGACGAGGCGAAATTCATCGACTTCGAACAACTCAAAGACGAAACCTTCCAGGCCAACCGCGGACAGACCCGCGAATTCGGTGACCTTCCGTTCCATCACGGGATGCTCATCACCTCCGATATGCCCGTGACAAAAAAAGGCAGCTGGTTTCTCCACTACGAAAAAGATAGCGACTCGCAACTCATCGCTCTCATCCAAGGCCTCGTGCTTCAGCGCTACAAGCTCCAACAGCAGTTGCTGCTCACCACTGGCCCCACGCCTGCTCTCAAACATTCCATCGCCGAACTCGACCACCAGCTCACGGAGCTGCGCCGGCAAGCCGTGTTCTACAAGACTTACTCTTCGCTCACCAATATGGCCGTGCTGGGGGAAGACTATGTGCGACAAATGAAACGCGACCTCCCGCCCCTCGTCTTCCAAACCTCCATCCTTTGCATCCCCGTGGAAATCATGCGCGACGGTTTCTACTCGTCCATGCGCCCCGCCCACAAATATGCTGCCACGGACTTCTCCTACCTCGACTCCCTCGACTACGACCTCCAGCGACTCGCTGAGGTGGACTCTCGCATGGACTGCGACCTGCAAACTCACACTCCCCTGCGCATCGCCTTCGACTTCAATTCCAATATCAACTGGATGGTCGTTGGCCAACCCGACGAAGGCGCACACCGCCTCAATGTGGTGAAATCTTTCTACGTGAAATACGAGCGAAAACTCCCCGAACTCGTGGGCGACTTCTGCCAGTACTACGAACACTTCCCCGAGAAGACCGTTGTGTTCTATTTCGACTCCACCGCCCGCGGCTCGAACTACGCCGTCAATAACGAGGACTTCGAATGGGTCATAGAACACGAATTCGAGCGCCGCGGCTGGACGGTCGTCCCTATGTATCTCGGTGCGCCCATGCGCCACATCGAAAAACACCTGCTCATCAATCGCGGCTTTGCCGGACAAGCGCGCCTCATGCCCTACTTCAACGAAGCCAACAACGAGGATCTGCTCGTTTCCATCCAGAGCGCGGGCGTGTACAACGGCAAAAAGGACAAACGCGGCGAAAAGCTCGCTGAAACCGACGAGGACCGCCTCGAGAGTCGCACCGATGGTTCCGATGCCTTCGACACGCTCTACATTGGTTGCGAACGCTTCCCCATCGAAGGCAGCATCATGGCCGTTACCTCTAACTGGAATTGAAAAACAACACACGGCAAAGCCCCCTCCATCTCCCCCATGAGGGGGAGTGCTCAGCGGCCGCTTGCTCTTTTTCGCCCTTTCTTAGTTTTTCCGCACCTTTTCGCCCTGGAGAAACTTATTCCGCCCCCTCTCGTCAGAAAAACTTCCCCATTTCGCCCCGAAAAACGCGTAAACATTGGCATTTCATAGGGGCTTCCCCGCCCGCCGCCCCTCCTTCTGAGAGAAAAAACCACCCCTTTTTCTCTTTTTCGACCCCCCAGCGCCCTGTTCGCTTTCGGTAATGAGCCGCGCGCGAAGTAGCGGAATATGCAGGAGAGGACCTCCGACCCGTCCGACCAGTCCGACCAGTCCGAGAACATCCAAGAGAGAGAACCTCCGACCAGTCCGACGAGTCCGACCAGTCCGAGAACATCAAAAAAAGATAAGAAGACATAAAAGAAGAATAGAAAAATTACTATCTTTGCAATGTCAATTAAAACAAGAACCAAATGAAGTACAAAGAGTTTCACCAAAAAATCAAAGCCGCAGGTTGGAAGTTTGACCATGATAAGAAGAATATGGAAAAGATAATCATCAACGTTTGCGCCAGCAAGGACAGCTTCGGGGCTTACTCTGCTAATTGTGACGGCATCTTTGGCGCGGGAGATACCATTGAGGAATGCAAGGCAGACGTATTGGAAGCCATCCGCCTTATCAAAGAAGAACTACCTCAAGAGAGATGGGCCGCCCCTCTACGAGGAGAATATACCATCGAATGGCACTACGACATTCAAAGCCTCTTGTTCCATTATGGTACGATCATATCGCTCTCAGGTTTGGAAAAAATTACCGGCATTCACCAAAAGCAGCTGTGGGCATACATGCACGGCCGCTCCAAGCCGCGCCGACAACAAATAGAACGAATAGAAAACGGAATCAAAAGTTTTGGCCGCGAGCTGGAGTCGCTCGCAGTGACAGAATAGCGGGGCTTGTTTTAATTGACACGAAAACTTGTCCAGTGTGCGCTGCCCTTTGGGGTGGCGCTTTTTCTATGTCTTTTCTCCCTAATAATAAGAGGTATAGCTTTGCTCTTGTTAATCAAGCTATATCTCATGAACTATCACATCGACATCGATTCCTACATTGGGTATCCCATTTCGAAACAATACATCCGCGAGAAGCTGGCGAAACAGAGCGGGAAAAACGTGAATGTACGCATCAACTCCTACGGCGGCGATGTGCAAACCGCACTCGACATCCGCCAGCAATTCCTCGACCACGGGAAAGTAACGGCCTACATCTTCGGCATGACAGCATCAGCCGCCACTATCTTGGCCATGGGTGCGAAGAAGATTTGCATGAGCCGCTACGCGCTGCTGCTCCTCCACCAGTGCAGCACAGAAGTGTTCACCTGGCAACAGATGAATGCCGACCAGCTCAGCGAGTATGCCCGCCAGCTCAACGACCGCACGGCCGACCTCTCGAAGATTGACGACGTGATGGCCAACATCTACGCCCTGCGCTCTGGCCGCAGCGTGGAGGAGATGGCCGAAGTGATGAAACGCGCTGCATGGCTCACGGCTGAAGAAGCCCTGGAGCTGGGCTTGGTGGACGAACTCGTGGAAGAAGGCGAAGGGGTTACGCTCACGGCCGACATCCGCGAACATTTCCGCGCCTGCGGCCTGCCGCTTCCCACCCATGGCGTGATTTCCACCACGGCAACGGAGGACACAGATAAAGGCCTCTTGGCTGCCTTGCGCCGACTTTTCTCAAACCAACACACTCATACAACTATGAACACACTCTACTCCCGCGTTCTCGCCCTGCTCGAGGTCGAGGGTATTCAAGAGAGCAACGGCCAGCTGCTGCTCTCTGCCGAGAATCTGCAAAAGATGGAAAACGCTCTCGCCGCAGCAGAACAAGAAAAACAACAGCACGCCGACAGCATCGCGGCTCTCGAACAAGAGAAACAGCAGCTGCTCGCCACCATCGAAGAACTCAAAGGAGCTGATGGTGCCAACAGCCCCAAGATTGAGGGCTCTGTCGACGACTCCCCCCTGAAGTATGCCGCTACGGCACAAGAAAGTTTCGAACGCTTCAAAAACATTCTCTAACACTATGGCAACACTCAACATCCAAAGCACTGACCTGGCGAAATCGGCCGTTCAGTATCAAAAAGAACTCCTCATCATGCCCGTCATCGGTGCGCAGGAGACACTCAAACACATGACTCCCCTCCCCGGCAGTCGCGGCCGCGTGGTCATGGGCAGCCTGGGCGGCGACATCGAACTGGGTCCTTACGACCCTTCCCGTGTGGACAACTCGGGCGTTAGCGTCGATGCGCGCACGCTGGAGGTTTTCTTGGGCAGCGTCGTGAAGAAATTCGATCCCAACGAAGCCTGGCAAACCGTTTACGGCTCGCTCTTGACACAAGGCGAGGAACTCAAGCAGGTCGACATGGCGCAGCAGGTGCTGCTCTACCTCGCCGCACAGCTGGGAAAGAAGCTCAATGAGAGTATCTTCTCTGCAAAGCGCAACGACGCTGGCACAACCACCAAAGACCTCTTCGATGGTTTCGACTCCATCACGGAGAAGGAAATCACCGCGGGCAACATCGCCACGGCAAAAAAGAACCTCTACGAGTTTGGCGCTGCCTTCACGCATCAGAATGCCGTGGATTTGCTCAAGGCTTTCTACTGGGCTGCCAGCGATGAGCTCCAGAGCCGCCCCACTAAGATGTATATCCCCGTCAACGTGATGAACGCCTACACGGAGGACTACCAGCAGAGCGTGGGTGCTGTGCCCTACAATCAGCAGTATCAGAAAACGTTCCTCGAAGGTTCCAACAACCTTTGCGAACTCGTGCCGCTGGTTTCCAAGAAGGGTTCGAACTTCATCCACCTCGCGCCACAGGGCAATATGGTTTACGGCTACGGCAACGGCCTGGCCGAGGAAACCATCGCAGTGGAGAAACACGCTCCGTTCCTCCTCGACTTCGTGGCCACTATGTTCTTCGGCACTCAGTTCCGCAGCATCGCGCCCGAGGCTCTCTTCGTGGGCAAACTCCCCGCCTAACCCCTCCTATTAACCCACACAAAAACTCTTTTCAGTTATGGAAAAATGTACTGACTTCTCTCTCTACGAGAGTTTGAAATACTGTAAAGGCAAAACAATCCTGCCTGGCGTGCGCGCTCACGCTTACGTCATCCCGAAATCCTGGATCGTGAAGTGGCCAACGCTGCCCGCGTTCTCCGCCGAAAAGGACTTGTTCGGCAAGCTCGCCACCTACAAAGGCGACTTCACGCTGGCGGCTGACAAAAAATGGCTCGTGGTGGATTTGGCCTACAACAAAGGTAACATCGAATGGGAGGCGCAGGGCAACAAACCCAGCCGCACGTTCCTCAACAAATTCACGGCCACTCACCCCGAAATCAATGGCTCGGCTGCTGCCTTCCAGCGCATGGCCATCGCCGACGATCTCGTTTGGGCCATTCCTCAACGCGACGGCCGCGTGCGCATCTTAGGTTCCGAACAGTTCGAAACCGACACGAAGCCCAGCGGCGCAACAGGCGAAGGCTTGGATGGTAGCGCCGGCTCTATGTTTGCCGTAGAAGCTACGGACGTTTGTCCCGCACCGTTCTACGAAGGCAAGATCGTGACGGCCGAGGGTGAAGTTGATGGTAGAACCGATGGCCCAGTTGGCGCGGTGCCGTCAGTAGGAGGCTAAAACATGATGGACGAAAAGTTAACCCAACAAATTCAGCAGTGGCTGATGACGCCCCGCGAGGAAAGAGACGTTCCCGCGGGCGCGTCGCTGCTGCTTCAGCTCAACCGCAATAAATTCCTCTACTCCCGCATTCTGCTCCGCCCCGAGCGGATGCACGACAAGCTGGAGTATGAGCTGAACAAACATTTGCGCATCCGCTTGGATGGGATGACCGTCCACGACGTGGCCGAACTGGACCGCCAACTCATACCGGCGGTGGCGCAACTGTTGGAAACCTCTCCGCATGCTCCCACAGCAACGGCCGAAGATGCCGCCAAAAAGGGACTCCGTCCCGACCATGACACGCTCCCCGAAGAGATTCAGCAGCTCTACACCGTCAACGGTATGCTCTATCAGAAGATGAAACAACTCTTTGAGCAGCTCAAGGAGATGGAAGATGCGCTGCCCTGCGACCGCTTCGAATATCTTCAGCAGCTGCGCGGCTTGGATGTGCGCTATCGGCAGAACTGGGAAACTTACGACGCCTTCCGCTTCGAAGCTCCCACCGGTGAATCTCCTGCTCCCAACCCCGCAAAGGAAGTGGCCGCTGCGCGAAAGTTTCTCTCCACCAACAAGCCGCGCCTCGCTGCTGCATTGGAAGCTTCCGATGACGAAACGGCCGCAGCTCTAAGGGAGGAGATGCAACAACGCATCGCGCTGATTCTGCGTGCCGACGGAGGTTTTGCGCCAAAGTTTCGCACCGAACTTGAAGAGTTAGGACTTTCTTTCTGAACGATAAAAGAACGAAAAAAGACCTCTTTTTCATAGTCATAAGTTATTTTTAGATTTAGGTTTTATGTTGTTTCGGGCCGTGGGCTTTAGGCCTTCGGCTCGATTTCTTTGTTTCTTATGTACCAAGACCCTCGCACGCTCGAAACCATACAGAACTTCCTCTTTGCCGACCGCAAGGAGATGGAGGAAGCCCATTTGCAGCCAGCGCAGATTGAGCGCATCATTCGCATGCGCGACGTGTATTCCTACTGGCTCAACCACCCGCGCAAGGAGGAACGCGACATGGCGCGCTACATGCAGGAGGCTTACAACATCTCGCAGAGCGTGGCCTACAAAGACCTGCGCTACATCAAAATCCTCCTGGGTAGCCTGAACTCTTCCACCACCGATTATTATCGATACCTCTTCATCCAACGCTGTGAAGAGGGCTTCCGCATGGCGCGCGAAAAGGAAGATCCAAAAGCCTTTGCCTCGGTGCTCTCGGCACTGGGAAAATACACCCGCCTCGACCGCGACGAGGCACAAGTGGCCGACTATTCGCTCATCGTGCCGCAGCCGTTCGAAATGTCGGGCGACCCCGCTGTAGCAGGTTTCCAGCCCATCCCCGACCTGAACCGCAAAATACAGAAGTATCTGCAACAATGGCAAAAGGAAACCGCTGCGGTGCCCACCGCAGAGTATGAAGAAGTGAAACCCCTAACCCCCGAAGATTATGATCCGCTACATTCGCCGCATTGAAAGCTGCCCCGCGCGCCATCTCGCCTCCGCGCTGCCCGTTCCCGACACGCTTTCCGTCCTGCTCCCGCTAAGCGTGGTGTGGGACCCACTCGACATCATCGATTTGGCCTCGCTCACTGTGTCCGATGCCTCCACCTCTGGCCTGCGCCTTTGGACGGCGAAGCTCTCGGCCACTCTCGCCACGCGCCCCGCGCCACCTGATGAGCCGCTCTGCCTGCGCCTGACCGACACGAGCGGCCGCCAGTATCTCCTGGGACTCGCGCAGCGCCCTCACCTGCTCATCGCCTTCGAAGACCGCGCCCCCGCGCGTGCCTCAGATGCTTGCGCCTGCACTCTCTCCGCCACCCTCACGGCAGCTCCCTGGCCCGTGATGGAGATTCGCTGACTCTCCTCAAAAAAAAATCGGACCAGTCCGACTGGTCCGACTGTTCCGACTTTTTTAGAAAAATGGTGGAGTGTTTTTTACATGCTCGCCGCCATCAACTCTTTTCCTAATCCTGCTAAAGCACGCTTTATTTTATCTTGAGTTTTGGGCGATGGACGCCTTGTGCCACAAACGTATTGAGACAACTGCGCCTTATTGATACCCGTTAGTTTGGCCAATCCTGCCAGCGACAGAATATATTTGTAAGTTGCTAAAAACGCAGATATATCTGTAACAAAGCAAAACTCATAGGAGACCTCTTCGCCTGTGCGCGCCTTGTGAGCTTCTCGCATGGCTTCATATACTGCCATAAAATCCGCCTTTGCTTCCTCGACAGTGGTCCCCTCTCCCAGTAAACCAAAAGGCAAATCCTCTTCTACATAGACAGAGTACATTCCTTGTCCGTTACTCTCAATGTGTGCTTTTATTTCTTTCATACCTCATTTGTTTTATAGATTGTTATATGGTGTAGAGAAGAGGGCTTATAGCCCTGCATCTCTGCAAATTTTTCTCAAAGTGCCTGGTGCAACTTCTTGTTTTTCGTGATGGCTTGTGGGGAAATACTTACCGGTCAGGGGACTATACCATTCGGGGTGGCCAGCAATTACCCCATTTGTAGGGTAGCACCCTGCTTTCTTGAGCTTTCTATGTAGTTCGCTGTATTTCATTCTTCTTTTCCTTTGATATTACAAATATAATGCTTTTTATTTGAATAGCAAAAAGAAGAAACAAATAAAAAAATATCGTAGAAAAAGCCGCCCGTTCGCCTACGGGCGCATTCATAGGCCTGCTTCGCTCTTCCGCGCGGCGGGCTTTTTTGTGTCTTTTCTGCTGCCTTTTTGTGCCTTTATCTTTGTTTTTAGAAACAAACACAAAGCTATGACACACGACGAAATTTTACGCGAGGCGCAGAAAGTGCGCGGGGCAAACACTACAGGCGAAAACACGGCCGTGCGCGTGGGCACGGTGCTCACCGAAACTCTCCGGCTCGTCGATGAAAAAGCTGCGACGGCTGAGATGTCGGAGAAGTTTGCCAACGTGGCACAACAAATCGCCGCTTTGCTCTCAGAGGTGAAAACCAAAGCTGCGACGGCTGAGATGTCGGAGAAGTTTGCCAGCGTGGCACAACAAATCGCTGCTTTGCTCTCAGAGGTGAAAACCAAAGCCGCGACGGCTGATGTGAAAAACCAAATCACTTCTCTCAACACCCATCTGCAAAACTTGGAGGAGGAACTCGACACGCTCACCACCGAAGTGGGAACAAAAGCCCAAGACGAGGAAATGCAGCGAAAGATCCTTGAGTTGCGCTCCCTCTTACAAACCCTCCAAAATGAAGTCAACAGCAAAATCAGCAGTATCCGCTTCGACCCTAACGAAGATATGGTGGTGGCTTCCATCCACACGCTCTTAGATTCGGGCGTTCCCTTCCCCGCTGCCACACAAGAAAAGGCGGGAGTCATGACGGCCGCGGACAAGAAAGAACTCGCCAAGGTGCAAACCATCACCCAACAACTCGAGCAAATGGGAGAGAAACTCGGCATGCTCCACCACTTGGGCACATTCGAAACCCAAGGCGCGGCGCGCCAAGCTGCGGCCTCGAACCACGTGGTGTACGACTTAGAAAACGTGCGTTTCCTCACCTACACCAAGCAAAGCGCCTCGGGCAATCCCAATCAGGGCTTCATCCTGCAAACCGTCGACAAAGAGCGCCAAATGACATCCCAGCTAGAATTCTTCATGGGACACCTTTCCCAGCGCGACATCTCGTGGAATCAGAACTCGGGCGCCGTGCGCGCCTTCAAGTGGGAAGAAATCGGCGCACTGAAGTTTACCACCGAAGAGCGCGAGGAGAAAACCTGGCTCGTGGTGAAAAACTATGAAAACAGCCTCGTGGCTCGCGTGGCACTGCCCGACGCTTCCTCGATTCCTACGCTCAACTTCCCCGACAAGCCGCTCGACACACTCCTGCGCGAAATCCTCGACGCCCACGGCGCGGGCTTTGCCTGCAACATCTTCTGCAAAGCTCCCAGAGTGGAGGACTTTTTCGACAAATGGGACTTCGTGTTCGTGGGCCGCGCGGAAGTGACAGAATGGCGCAACTATAGCTATAAAAGCCCGCAGCAACAGCTCTTAGATGTGCGCAACCGCATGGTGCGCGTGGACGGCGTTATCGGTTTCTACAGATATAAAGGACAAACCGAATCCGATCCCGTAGAAATATCTGTCGGCGTTCACTGGGCGGCCAGCTACGAGAAGCTGCAAGTCAAGACCGCGGCAAACTACACGATGTATTCCAAACTCTTCCCCGTCGTAGTTCCCACCCGTTTCGAAAACGAATAACCTACTCCCCTGCTATGAGTCAAAAAATGAAAGACACACTGGCCGTTGCTTCGGCCCTCTTCACACTAATTAGCGGCATCACACTTTGCTTCTGCTCCTTTTTCCGCAACGGACACGTGGGCGATGGCGAACTCTGGTATTTCGGTCAAACGCTCGTGTATGCTGCCAGCATCTTCGGCGTGGCCATGTACATTAAAGACAACTACCACGAGATGAAGCAAGAAATCCTGAAAGAACTCAAAAAAGAAAACACCCATGCGACCGATTAAATACCTCATTGTCCACTGCTCGGCCACGCCTGCTGGCTTGGACTTCACCGTTTCCGACATTGCGCGCTGGCACCGTGAGCGCGGTTTCCGAACCGTGGGCTACCATTACATCGTCTACCGCGACGGTTCCGTTCACCCTGGCCGCGCGGAGAGCGACATTGGCGCGCACTGCCTCGGCCACAACACCGACTCGATAGGCATCTGCTACATCGGGGGCGTAGCTGCCGACGGACGCACACCAGCCGACACGCGCACGCCCGAACAACGCGCCGCGCTGCGTGCCCTCCTCACTGAGCTGCGCGCGAAATACCCGCAAGCGCAAATCCGCGGCCACCGCGATTTCGCCCCTAAGGCCTGCCCATCCTTCGACGCCACCAACGAATACAAGGACTTATGATACAGCCTCTTTCTTCCCATTGCCGCGCGACGCAGCGCCTGCTCCAAAGCGTTACAATTTGTAACGGTTTCGTTTTCCCCTCCCATTCCCGCGCGACGCAGCGCCTGCTCCCGTTCGCGCTGGTTGCTCTGGCGGCTCTCTTGCTATTGGCAGCGTGCCAAACGAAACGGAAAATCGTGGAGGAGCAGCGCACAGAGCATCACTCTTCCCTCTCCTCCACCTCTGCTCTCCAAGCATCGGCCACCCACAACGAGGCGGCCACCACACTGACGCAAAGCTCGAGCACACTCCAGGCCGCAGCATCGTCCTCAACACTGACGGACAGCATCGTGGAGCGCGTGCGCGACCTCTTTGTGGCCGACTCCTCTGGCCGACTCCTCCACCGCGAGCACGAAACCTCCCGCGAACGCCACCACACACAGAAGCAAGGACAGCAGCGCGCGAACTTCGCGGGCAACGACAACAGCACTAAAATGTCTAATCTGGAGGGAAAATCCGCTCAGTCCGAGAATTCGGACAAGTCCGACAAGTCCGACCAGTCCGACCTGTCAGAGAAAAACAAAAAAGAAATCACCTCCGCGCCTCACTATCTGAGCAAGCTCGCCCTGGTGCTGGCGTGCAGCTGCTTTTTCCTCTTCATCATCTACAAACGCCGCCGCTCATGAATCTGCTCCCTGATCCTCTGCCCACCGTGGCCTTTCCCTTTGAGCTCGATGCGCTCACGCTCTCGGGCCGCCCCTTTGAGCAAGCGCAGCTGGTGCTGAAGCTCGAGGGCAAAGAGCTGATGACTGCTTCGCTCCTGCTCGATGAGAAAGGCAAACTCACGCTCCCCGCGCTCTCGCGTCTGCTCAACAGCCGTCTCACGGCCGCGCCCGCCGAATTGAGCCTATCGGGAGCGGTGAGAGGAGAGGTAACCGTCATGCCCTGTCGCACGCGAACGGACAAAGGGGCGGCCGAATTCTGCACCTCTCATTTTCTCACGCTGCTCTCTGGCGCGAAACTCACCACGCTCTTCAACACGGAGCTACTCAGCTTCTACGATGCCTCGGGCGCGCCCACCGTGGCCACCATCCGCGCCCAGTGGGCCGTGGGGAGCGAGGTGAAAGAAACCGTCCTCACGCGCACGGCACAACCCCACGGCAGCATCCACACCTTCCGTCTCCGTCCGTGTGAGTTCCAAGTTCCCGCTGCCGGAGCTCAGCTGCTGGCCTTCGAAGTGAGCGTGGGGCAACGCTCCCAAGCCTACCAGCTCGCACCTCAAGGGTTCACGGCCGCACCCACACGGCTGACCTTTCGCAACTGTTTCGGACAGTTGGAGACCATCTGCTTCTTCGGACAGAAAGAACGAGAACTGGAGGTGACACGCGGTGCGGCGTCCTTCGAAGGGCGCTGGCGCAACTATTCCGCCACTGCCTACCACAGCTACAAAGCCTCGATGGGTTTTCTCCCCGATGGTATGATTTTCTTCCTCGAGGACTGCGCGCAAACGCTCGAAGCCTACGATGAGCAGGGACGCGAGGTGTGTGTGACGGACTGCGACGTGAAACTCTCTAACTCTCCCACAGAAACGGCCGAAGCCTCGGTGCGCTGGCGCGAAACGGGGCAAATGATGGCGGCCGACCTCTTCAGCCATGTGCGCACCTTCGACGAAACTTTCGACACTTCTTTCCAATGACTCCGAAAACCATTCACCGCCTCGATGCCCTCCGACTTTTGGAGGACGGCCAAACCCATAAGCTGCGCCTCTGGAAACTTTCCACGGGCGACATCCTGACCTATCACAACATCGTTTGCCTCGGCCGTCACACCCGCGGCGGCATCCATCGCATCCGCCTACTCTCCTCGGGACAGACCCGCGAGTTCCGCGACTGTTGCCTCTTCGAAATCGACGACCTCAAAATCTTTTGGTAATATGCAAAATCTTTCCTCCCCCGTTTCTCCCTCCGGCGAACTCCTATATCTGGGTAACTCTGGCGTATCGGCCATGCTGGAGACCGTGGACGACACTTCCACCATCTTCGACACCGCGCAAGGGCGCATCACCTCCTCCGCCGTTCCTCAACACCCCACGCTGCGCTACATCAATTGGGGCACGGACAACCGCCTACCCTACCACATCATCGACCTCCTCGGCGGCTCGGAAGTGACCGCCCAGAATGAACTCTTCAACGTACTCACCTGCTACGGAGGCGGCGTGGAATTTCGCGATCCCGAAACCCTCGCGCCCTCCCGCCTGGGCGACCTCCGACAATGGGCCGCGCGCCAGTTTCTCCCCCGCTTCTTCCTGGAGCAAATCACGGACATGAAGTATTTCTACTTCGCTGTGGCCGTCATCATCCTCTCGCGCGATGGGCGGCGCATCACAAAACTCATCCACAAAGACGCCTGCTACTGCCGACTCCAGAAGGCCAACGCCGAGGGACGCATCGAAAACGTGTTCTACGCCGACTGGCAAAGCTCACAGCAGGCCGAACCGGAAATCATCCCCCTGCTCGACGAACGCGACCCCTTGGGCGACCTCCTGCAACGCCTCGGCCGTGAACCCTCTCCCTCCGGCCGATACCGACAGCCCACGAAGGACCGGAAATTTGCCATCCTCATGCGCTTCCCCACCGCCGCCTCGCAATACTATCCCACACCCTACTACGCCTCCATCTTCCGCGGTGGCAGCTACGACGAGATGCAACTCATCAGCGCCGCCAAACGAGCCAAGCTCCGCAACTTCTCCAGCGTGAAATACCACGTCGAGGTGGAACGTTCCTACTGGGGGCGCATCCTTCAGGAAGCCGGCATCACCGACCCCCTCAAACGGAAAGAACGCATCAAGCGCGAAAAAGAAAACATACGCGATTTCATCTCCAACATCGACAACTCGGACAAAGTCTGGATCTCGGGTTATTATGTCGACCCCGACGGCCACACCGTCAAGGACGTTGTCATCTCCTGCATATCCACACCAAAAGAAGGCGGCGACTGGGCCGACGACATACAAGCCGCGGCCAACACCGCCTGCTATGCCTTCAACGTACACCCCAACCTCGTAGGAGCTGTGCCCGGCAAAGCACAGAGCAACAACTCCGGCTCGGACAAGCGCGAACTCTTCACCATCAAACAAGCCCTCGAAAAAGCCTTCCACGACATCCTCCTGCAATCCCTCCAGGTGGTTTGCCAGTTCAACGGCTGGAATGTTCTACCATCCATCCCCATGCTCATGCTCACCACCCTCGACGAACACACAGACGCAAAAAAAGTATCAACAAATTGACCTAAAACACAAAAAAATGGCACTTACCATCACCAAAGAACTCTTCGAGCAATACGTCCCCGCCTTCCTCTCCCCCGACGACGCCATCTTCCAGCAAATCAGCGGCGAGTTGCAACAAGCCCAGCAGGAAGTGGAAGAAATCATTGCCGACACGCCAATACCACCCCTCACACAGCAACACGCCCAGCGCCTCGTCTGCCTCAAAGCAGCCCGCCAAGCAGTGCCACAGCTCGACCTCGTACTCACGGCCACAGGCTTCGGCGTCGTGAGCAACCAGAACGTGGCCCCCGCCAGTCGCGAACGCGTCGACCGCCTCCTCGAACAGCTCCGACAAAAGGAAAGCATCGCCACCGACCGCCTACTCTTCTCTCTCCTCACCACCCCTTGGCGCAACTCCACCCAAGCCACACGCCGCATCACCTCTCTCATCTGGTGCCCCTCCCTGATCCGAAGCTACGGAGCAAAGCCCAACGGCCAAGAAGTCTATCACGAAGAGTTCCTCGCCCTGCAACCCGCCATTGCCGACGCCGAAGCCTACATCATCCAGCTCATCTCCGGAGCACTCTATCAAGAACTCGTCCGGCAAGAACGCCTACCCTCCAAAACCGACCCCGAAGTCTACTACATCATCACCGAACAAACCCGCCGACTCATGGCCGCCATCATCGCCGGACACTCCCTCAAAAGCCTACAACCCCTCCACAACCGCCTTCTCAACACCATCCAAGATTTCGCCAACATCCTCCAACCCTGGCTGCAATCCTCCAACGCAGCAGCCCTCAAAGCCGAACCCTACAAAAACTCACCCAACGACAAAACCTTCTTCTTCAGCTAACATGGACACCATCAACATCAACCTACCTACCTCCTGGCAAACACTCACACAGCCACAACTCCTCTACATCCTCACCCTCTCCGCCGAAGGCTTCGACACCTCACGCATCAAAGCCTACGCCTTCCTACGATTCACCGGAATGCACCCACTCGGACCTCCCGACCACAAAGGACGCTGGACAATACGCATCAACAACCGCTACTGCCGCATCAGCCCCCTATCCATGGCACAAGCCGCAGAAACCCTCGACTTCCTCGACACACCACCCGCCGCCCCCATCCGCCTCGAAACCATACAAGGACGCCCAGCCGTCGACACACTCCTACACCACGTCACCTTCAACAACTATCTACACCTCGAAACACTCTTCCAAGCCTTCCTACAAACACAAGACTACCAACCCCTCCGCCTCATGGGCACACGCCTCTACCCCAACACCAACCCCAAAAAATTCACCTCCGCCGAACTCCTCAGCATCATCCTCTGGTACACCACCATCAAACAACACTTCGCCAACACCTTCACCCACCTCTTCGCCCCAGCACCCACAACCTCCGACACCCCCGACATCCGACAACTCAACGACACACAAATCCGAGCACTCACCGGAGGAGACATCACCAAAGAACAACAAATCATGCAAGCCGACTGCTGGAGAGCACTCACCGAACTCGACGCAAAAGCACACGACGCACAAGAAACAGCAAAAAAACTACAAAAAAAATGACACCAACACCCCTCTACAACTTCCGCGACTACCTCCGCCAACTCATCACCGAAAACCGCCTCGCCCAGCAACACCACTTCCACTTCACCACCTGCTCCGGCATCGCCTCACTCGAAGGACTCCTACAAGACCTCCGCACACAACAAAACATGATCTGCTTCTCCGACATCACCGAAGACTCCACCTTCCACAACTCCGGAGCATGGTTCAAGCGACGCGTCTTCACCATCTTCATCGTCCTAAGATTCCAATACGGCAACCAAACCGACTACGACCGCAAAATCAACACCGCACGCGAACTCTTCCGACAACTCCACTCCCGATTCCTCCACGACGAACAAGAACTCAACAACCGCAGCGCCTACCTCGACTGCGCCAACATACGCTCCAGAGAACTCGGCGGACACTTCCTCAACTCAGCCACCGGCCTCTACTTCCTCCTCACACTCGACGAACCAACATCCCTCGCCTATGACAACACAGAATGGACCTGAACAACAAATCCAAGAATTCAGCCAACAATGGTACCACATGATGGTACAAATCTGGCGCGACCGACTCACCCTCGCCAACGCCTACCACACCGGAGCACTCCACCGCTCCATCCAACCACAACACCTCACACAACACAACCTACAACTCACCGCCGCCTTCCAATTCCTACAATACGGAATCTACGTCGACGCAGGAACAGGACGAGGATACACCCACAACAACCAAGGAAACCTCCGCATCCTCAACCCCACCTACAGAAAACAACACCACCTACACCAACCCCGCCGCCCCCGCCCATGGTTCTCCCGATCATGGGCCATCTCCGTCAAAGTAATGGCCAACAAAATGCAAAAAATCCTCGGACAACAATACATCGGAGCATTCCAACAACTCAACGACAAAACCTAACACCCCACCCCCAAAAAATTCCTATACTACAAAAAAAAATTTCTATACTAGGAATTTTTTTTTCTATACTAGGAATTTTTTTTTGTAGTATAGAAATTTTATTTCCTAGTATAGAAAATTTCACACCCCCTATACATTATATATATCCCCCACACTCACCACCATTTTCGCGACCCCACGAAAAAGATACACCCCACAAAAAAAACACACCCCACACAAAAAAATCCACAAAAAGCTTGCAAGTTCCAAAAACTCACCCCATCTTTGCAACGCTTACATGAGAGAAGCAGAACTCAAAACACTGCTCCGCAGGACATCGGTTTAATGTCCATTCACCACGAAACGGGCATTTTTTTATGCCCCGCCCCAAAAGGGAACGGACAACCCCACCCCCACAAAGGGCCACATACGAAACCACGCGAGCCAAACACGGCCGCCATCCGTACATTAAATTCTTTACTCCTCGGAGCAGACTTTTCTTGTGTAAGCAACGGATCGGCGGCCGTTTCTATATCCGCCAAATGCTTACATTAAAAGAAAAGTCAAAATGAAAACAAACCCCACCACCACGCCGCGCAACAACGGCCTCATGAGCCTACAAGAATGCTACGCAAAAACCTGCCAAGCACTCCAACAATGGCACCAACAACACCAACAACCCCCCAAAAAACTCGCCATGAAATAAAAAAAATCACAAAAAAGTTTGCAAGTACACAAAAAACACCACATATTTGCAAACATCTATCCCCACCCCGAGAGAGCAGTACTAACACCTATCCCGCCAAAAGCGAGATATACAAAAACAAAATCGTCCCGACTCCCAAATCGTCCAAACGATAAAAAAAAATCAAGAGTCCTGCCCCTCGTGCCAGCCGAAAGGCCCACAACAATCTCTCTCGGAGATAGGTAGATAGAGGGTAGCAGGACTCTCTTTTTTATACCCGATACACAGGAACACAACCAAGAGCCAAGACTACAACGCCCCCTCAAAAGTCTTCGTCTCCTCGTGAACCGTCAAATCCAAACCCTTCAAATAACGGTTCGTAGTACGCACATCAGCATGACGCGCCTGATCACGAGCCACAATAATACCACGCGCATTCGCCAAATCACGAATCCCCGTATCCTTCAAAGAATAAAACTGATAACACGGCGGCAAATCCAACTCCCCACGAAGCAGAACCCAACGATTACGAAAAATCGCACCACGCTTCCGCGTAGGACCCGGACGAAACCGACACGTACCAAACAAAAAATAAGAATCCGGAAAGTCGAACACACCCAAATCCAACATCAAATCAATCGTGCGCCGGTTCAAACCAACCATCCCATCACGCCGATTCTTCGTGTACCGACCAGAAAGATAAACCTTCTGCTCCCGCAAATAAATATCACCAAGCCGGACAGAGCAAAGCTCCTCCGGCCTAATAAAAGTATAATACTCAAACATGCAAGCCAACAGAAACCACGGATCCTTCTCCCGAAGGTACCCACAAATCCTGCGGAGCTCATCCGCCGACATCTGCTCACGAAACTTCGGAGCCTCACGCAACTTCCTCACACCCTGAGTAAAATTCGAAGACGTGTAACCCTTATCCAGAAGAAAAGTAACAAAAGTCTTAAACCACGTCAAGTAGTTGTTCCTCGTTCGCGCCGAAAGCCGCTGCTCAAAAAAGAGATAATCCAAAAACTCCACCAAGAGTCCACGATCCAAATCCCCAGCACAACGCACCCTCGGCAAACGAAATCGAAGAAACTCCTCGAAACAACCGAAGTAAGAAAAATAAGTCTCCAGCGTAGAAAGCTTCAAAATCCCACGAGAACACAAACACGACATCTCCTTACGGTATGTCCGCGCCAAATTCTCCCAAGAAATCTCACCCCACCGCCAAGGACCTGCGCTCACCCTCGTAGCATCGTCCCACGCATTCCAACCAGAATGCAAAAGCTCTGTGAGTAAAGCAACCAAATCCGCAGCACGCTGTTCCAACACAGCAGCATCACGGACACCCCGTAGTGGAAACTTCTTTCTTCGCATCCGCAAAGTTTGCGGATCTACTTGATAAAAGTCCACATAAGGATTTTTCCCCTTATGGAAACGGGGCAACGAATAAGAAACCTCCTGATAGGAAGCCAACATTTCACTCCTCTCAGACTCCAT